ATAGTTAGTAAACTGTGTTTGGAAAGGGTAGTACCCAGTTATGTTTCAAAAATCAAGTATTATGCTAATAAATATGCTAAAGATTATGGTTATGAACTTTCTGGGGAAGACCTTTGTGTTTTGGTAGATTTTATGTTAAATAAAACTGAAGAGATGAAACATTTGGCAAACACCGTGTATGAGTATTCTGATATTTACAAGTGTAATAACGATCTGTTAGATTTGAAACCAAAAACCGTAATTCCTACTGTTGTTGCGGATGTGGTGAATAAACTTGCGAACAGCGTCCCTCTGAAATCCGACACACAGAGGGTGATCAAAAAAGTGTTTGACCACATCCTGAAGAAGGATATAACTATAACTGAAATCATCAAAGATTTGCCAAAATTTTTGAGTGATAATAAGAAATTGTTGTATTCTGGAAAGGATGAGGTGGTAGGGGGGGTTGTAAATATGTATAACCAATCCTTGGTCCATATGAATAATTTTAAATTGAGTGTTGAAGACGCGTTTGAGAATTTGCAAACGTTGATCAATGCGAGATATAATGCTATTCGTATGGGTCCAGAAGTTGAACAACACCTGAATATAGTGTCCGAGGCATTTTCCGAGTCATCGGAATTTGATTTGGATTTCTAGGTAGGGTGGTGCGAAACACCGTCATTGAACATGATGTTTCTAAACATTGTTCTGAAACTGGATGTATCGTGGCAAATTTCAAGTTTAAAGGACCTGGTGTAACTCTGAAACCTTATTATTATTTTAGGGGATTATCAAGACCATATAGTTATGCATCAGTTACTGAGAATTTGTTTGTTGCCTTAGGCGAACACATCAACATGCCAAAAATAAATTATAAGGTATGTGCTGAAGTGTTTGCAGATTCTGTGTTGCCCAATTTCAGTCCAATTGAATTTGATGAGATCGAACCTTTTGAGAAATATATCACAAAATTCCCACTTCAACGTGCTAATGTATTAAGAATTGCTAAGGAACGAGGAATGCGCGATCATCATCATAAAGCTTTTGTTAAGAAAGATAAACAAATCATTGACGGATATAAAGTGCCTAGGGTAGTTTTGGCTTCATCTGATGAAACTATTGCTAATCTAGGACCTTGGTATGCCTGTGTGTCGAACAGGCTGAAAAACCATTACACTAAAATGAGCTCACCGTTGTTGTGGGCCTGTGGTGTAACTGGGGATAAAATTGGAAGTTGGTTTGATCACTGGAAATCGATAATATTGCCAAAATATTATGTGGATTACGATTTCTCTAAATTTGATCGTAGTGTTGACATTCTCAAACTCACATGGGAGTGGCAGCATTACTTCCGTATGGCAGGAAAGAACCAAAAAATGGTAGACAAATTGAAATCTTACTACC